ATAGATCCTGTAAACTGTTGCTTATACATCACTCTTACTGCTACGCTTAGATCTATCTTTTTCTCTCTGAATTTGTTCTTTAGTATTACTTTGAACATACATACTCTATATCCCTTCGTTTATTGCTTGTTGTATAGCCTCTGTAATAGGCATTGTTTCACTTAATATTTCTGTACTATTACCCCATTGAAACCAACTTTCTTCATTACTTGCAGAAAATTTAACTTGCTTATCATTAAGTGTAATAGTTCCTTCTATATATATTTTATCCATACTCTCTATATCCTTTCTGAATTTTTTTAATAGGCAACGCCTGCCTAAAAGGCGACAGGCGTTAGCTGAACTATTTATTTAAGACCATTNCTTTTAAGAATATCTTCAACTATAGATAATCTTATTTTATCTTGATTTTCTCTTAACCAAGTAGCTCTATCCTTATATTTAGGATTACCTAAAGCTATTTGTTCATCAATATATTTTCGTCTTTCTTCTGGGGATTTAGACTCCCTAAAAGATACGAATGTTGCTTGTGTTGCCATATTATTCTCCTTTCTGACAATTATTACTATCACTACGCATAGTGATAATTGGTTTACTCATTTGATATCTCATTTCTTCGTCTTTCCTAGCTTGTAGGACAGATTCTTCAGGAAATGGGAACTCATACTGAAGTGTGATATAATTACCACACTTATCAGTATCATTATGAATAGAATCTAATATATGCCTATCCATTATTTATCCTTATTTTCCGAGGTAATAGCTTTATAGAAACTATAACCTACTACACCACCTACTAACTGTCCAATTATCATAATAGATAACCATATAGCTAATAGAGTTAACACTATTGTACTTAACATATCTTCCTTTCTAGTGCCTTCAATAACCCTTGAATTAGCACTTATTTATGTATCTATTGAANTANNNACNATCAAGTTAGTCAATACTATCAATAGGTTGAGGTATATTCGGTAATCGATAATCAACAGGCAAGCTGGAGTTACCAATTACCAAACATATTATTAGTATAAGATTATAAAGCCTATACATAAGACCTACAACCTTGAGTGTTACTCAACAATAGTTACCTTATATATAAACAATATAATCTAATAACAATAAACAATTATTTATCGCTATCACTTGCGATAGCGATTAATAATTACTATCAACAACAAAGACAAATTGTTTACAATTTGACATTGTAATAAATAAAGACAATCGGAACGATTGACAATAAGAATTCAGACGGGTTTTGAATTCACCCCTTCTGATCTGATCGACTTGTCGATAGATCAAATAGGGGGGTTTAACACGAATAGCCTCCAATGGGGGTTTAATTAACAATAAAGGAGCAAAAAATGGCAATTCCATTCACAGTAGCTGCAGGAACATTTGGTAAAGAAATACTAAAACGTTTATATACAGGCAAGAAATGGGTCGGCACAAAATCTGTTAAAGCAGCAGATTTCGCAGGTAAAAAAGGCTTTGTTAAAACTAGCAAAATAATTACAGGGGTTTCCCAAAAAGGAAATCAAGCGATAAAATGGGCAGACAAAACAGCTAGAAAATATCCAAGATCAGCATCAGCACTAGGTGGTGCAGCAGCATGGGATATTCTAGATAACGACTAATGGCAAAAGCACCTAAGTGGGGTGTGAATACCTATGTCAAAAGAACTAGGCCCAGTATAGGTAGGCATAAAAAACGACTAAACAAACACGATACGTATAAAAAATACAGAGGACAAGGCAGATGAAATTTCCATTAGGAACACCTTATTCAGTTATAACACATCTTTCAGCAAAAACTTTAAAAAAGACCTGGAAGAAGCGTGATCAATTTAGCAAAAATCTAAAAGATCCTAAGTTTCGTGCAAAAGCGAAATTAAAGGATTATAAATCGGTATTATAATGAGTAAAAGTCTAGAAAAATTAGCAGATAAAATGATTAGACTGTCTCCAGAGGAGCAGCAGAAGCTACAATTAATCATAAAAGCTAAATTACTGCCAGAAATGGCGAAAAAACAACAACAGGGTTTATTACAACAAGCTAATAACCCACAAATGGCAGCAATGGGTAGACCAGCAGGGCAAAATATGCCTATGCCGACTACAAAAGATGCTGCAATGAGAGGATTATTAAGATAGAAAGGAGAAAACTATGTGGCCATTAAAAATACTTACAGGTTTAACTGCAGTAGGAACACCTGCTGTAAAAGCAGGTAGGTTTATAGCAAAAAAAACACCTAAATCAGTTAAAAAGTTTGGTAAAACATCCAAAAAATTTCTAAAAAATGAAATTAAAGATATGAAAGCATTTCCTGAAATGTATGCTGGTGCAGTTATTACAGGTGGAGCATTAGGTCTTGGAGCAAGTGCAGCTTATAAAGGTCTAAAAAAACAAAAATTACAAAAAAACGACCCAAGATACAAAGCACTTAAAAAGAAAGGATACGTATAATGCCACAAGTAGGAAAGAAAAAGTTCGCATACACTAAAGCTGGTAAGAAAAAAGCTAAAGCATATGCTAAGAAAAAAGGAAAAAGATAATGACAAACGTTAATGGGAATTATAAAAAAAATTTACCTGTTAAATATAGCAGAGTAACTGCTGCTAAAAGTAAAGTAAGAAGTGGTTATCAAGCCTCTAAAAAATGGGCAGTAGGTATGGGTAAAAAAGCAACTGGGGAACAAAGATTCCTAGGTAAAACTTTACCAAAAGCTTTATTTAAAACAGCTAAGTTTGCTTTTAAACATCCTATAACAGCTACAGCATTAGCATTTGTACCTGCAGCTATGAGAGGTATAGCTGGTAAACAAAAAGGATTAAAATTTCCTAAGTTTAGACAATTTGATAAAAGAGGCAGAAAGATAATTTAATGGTTGAAGAAGATAAAACATACGAAAACGAAGTTAAAAAAGAGGAACCAAATCATGGTGGTAAAAGACCAGGAGCTGGTAGACCTTTTGGAGCTAAGACTAAAAAGCTGTGGAAATCTATGGAAGAAATGGCAGTTAAATACCAACATTCTCCTTTAGATTATCTTCTATCTGTGTTAAACAATCCTGCAAGTGCACCTGAACGTAAATTATACGCAGCTGAAAAAGCAGCACCTTATGTTCATCCACGACTAGCAAGTACAACATCTAAGATAGGATCTGATGAACCAATCGAAATCAAAGTCCAATGGCAAAAAGAAAGTTAAGATAATTGAGGTTCCATATAAACCTCGAGAATATCAAAGAGAAGTTCACGATAATTTAAAAAGATTTAGTGTCCTAGTTTGTCATAGACGATTTGGTAAATCAGTATTATCAATTAACGAATTAATAAAAACAGCAGCAGGTAAACCTAGAAGTTTATGTGCATTTATAGCTCCCACATATAGACAAGGTAAATCTATTGCTTGGGAATATTTAAAATTTTATACGAAGCCTCTAATGCATTGGGGTGGTAGTAGGAACGAGACTGAATTAAGAATAGATCTTTTTAATGGATCACGTATTCAAATATTTGGTGCAGATAATCCAGATTCAATTCGAGGAATGGGATTTGATGGAGTAGTCTTAGACGAATACGCTATCATGTCTCCTAGAGTTTGGACAGAGATTATCAGACCTGCAGTGGCAGATAAATTAGGATGGGTTTTATTTATCGGTACACCAATGGGTCATAATCAATTCTGGGAAGTTTATGATTATGCCTTAAGAGGTCATAAAGATTGGTATGGGAAACTATATAAATCTTCAGACACTAAAGTAATTCCAGATGAGGAACTGGAGCAGGCACGTTCCATTATGACACCTGAACAGTATGACCAAGAGTTTGAATGCTCTTTTACTGCAGCTGTGTCTGGAAGTTATTATGGTCGATTAATAACCAAAGCTGATAATGATGGAAGAATCAGCTACGTGCCTGTAGATGAAAATGTAGGTGTGGAAACTTGGTGGGATTTGGGGATCGGAGACAGTACAGCTATTTGGTTTGCACAAAGAGTTGGACAAGAGGTACACCTAGTAGATTATTATGAGACAAGTGGAGAAAGTTTAGCTCATTATGCTGATATGTTATCTGATAAAGGATATGCTTATTCAAATCATATAGCACCTCA